TTTCCACTGGTGTTACCTTTACAAACAATTCCAGGTGGATTTATGGGAATGAACTTTCACTATTTAAGACCATTACAAAGAGTAAGTCTATTAGATAGATTACAAAGATTTGCGTCTGGTGGAATGAGTAAGAATACAAGAATTGATGTAACTTATGATGGAGTAAAGAACATAGGTATTGCAAGAACTACGATTAAGAAATATCTATTTGGTCACGTAAGGTCAAGTTTTTTAAGAGTTGATTTTGATGAGGCAGCATTAGCAGTTATGTTACCAGTACAACAGTTTAAGAAAGGTAGTCCATACTAATGGCGATTTTAAGAGGCGGAAAAAGAATTGGTGGATTTGATGTAAGAATAGGTTTACCTAGAGATAGAAGTTTAGATAACGTAGAATCTGATCCAAGATTAAGACAGAGAGCTGGCGGAAGTCCTGAAACTACAATGGGAAGATTTCAGTCTTATGTTAATGAGGCAGAAGGTTTTCAAAGAAAGGCAAGATACTATGTTGAGTTTGGTTTACCAAATGGAGTTACTGCTGCTACCCCATTAGGAGATTTTGATACAGTTGATGTTGCAGGCCAAGAAGAATTATTAGGATTTTCATCTAACACACAATTAAGATCAATGATGTATGATAACACGAAAAGACGTGTTCAAGCATTTTGTAATGAAATTGCTATGCCAAATAGAGAAGCAACTACAAAAGAAATTAAACATAATGGTCCAGTAAGAAAATTTGTATATGATTATACATCTGCACCTATTACTGCTACATTTTACACTGACAAGTTTATGAGAGAAAGAACATTTTTTGAATTGTGGCAAAAGGCAGCATTTAGTAATACTACACACAATATGAATTTTTATGATGATTATGTTGCACCTATTGATATATTTGCTTTAGGTAATTATGCTAGTAGGCAAGAAAGAGATGACATAACTTACGGTGTAAGATTATATGAATGTTATCCAAAAACAATTAGTGAAGTATCATTTGCACATACTTCAAACGATATTCAAACATTTACTGTAACATTTGATTTTAGATATTGGGTTAACTACTTTATTGATAGAGCGGGTGGTATTCAATTAGGAGAATCAGATTTTAAACAACCAACTGTAAAAAGAGCAGGCGGAATATTTGGAGGATTAATTAGTAAATTACCACCAGAGATAAGAAGAGCTGGTAGAGATGTATTAAATGAGTTGAGAAGACGAGCACCAATCGGAAGAATTACAGGCGGAAGAGTTTTCCCACCATTTAAGATACCTCCACTAAATATATAAAAATTAATAAGGAGATATAATGGCGTTACCAAGTGTAGAAGTACCACGATATGAGTTGACTTTACCATCGCAAGATACCAAAGTACAATTTAGACCATTTGTAGTAAAGGAAGAGAAAATACTATTGATGGCTATGGAATCAAAAGACAATAACGAGATAATTACAGCAACAAAAGAAATAATAAATGCTTGTACGTTTGAACAATTAGATGTAGATAAACTACCTATGTTTGATGTAGAATATTTACTACTTCAGATTAGAGCTAAATCAGTAGGTGAAATATCAAAATTCAAAGTTATTTGTCCAGATGATAAACAAACTGCAACAGATGTAGAAGTTGATTTATCAAAGATAGAGGTACAAGTTGATGATGAACACACTAATAAAGTTGTTGTAGATGAAAAAAGAAATTTAGGTTTAGTATTGAACTATCCATCACTAGAAATAACCAAGGCTGGTTTTGATGTAAACAAAACAGATGTTGATACAATGTTTAATGTAATCACATCTTGTATTGACCACATCTTTGAGGGTGAAAAAATATTTCCTGCAAAAGATAGTACAAAAGAAGAACTTAAATCATTTTTAGAAGAACTACCACAAAGTGCGTTTTTAAATATTAGAAAATTCTTTGATACAATGCCTCAATTAAGACACGAGGTAGAAGTCACAAATCCCAAAACAAGTGTAAAGAGTAAAGTTACATTTAAGGGATTACAAGATTTTTTTCAATAAGCCTCTCCCATAACAGCCTAGAGGCCTATTATGAAACTAATTTTGCGTTGATGCAACATCATAAATATTCATTGACTGAACTTGACAATATGATACCGTGGGAAAAGGAGATATATGTTAATATGTTAGTCAATTACATAAAAGAAGAAAACGAAAAGAGAAGGCGGGAGGCTAATAAGTAATGGAAGAACAAATTGTAGTACCATCTAATAAAAGAGAGGTATCTAAAAAAGTTAATGTAGAATTAGAAGTTGACACATCTATAAAAGATTTAGGACCTAATCCTTATGCGAAACTAATTCACTTGGCAAGAGCAGTAGATAGTTGGAGAATATTTCCAAGAGTATTCATATCAACATACATCTATCTATTATACAAAGTAGTAATCTGGTATATGAACTTATCTGCTCCTACAATGGAACAATCTGGTTTAGTATCAATTGTTGTTGGCGCAGGCGCAGCATGGTTTGGTCTATACACAGGTAGTAGAGCAAAATCGGATAAAAAATAATGGCATTACCAGTAGTAGATATAGAAGATACAGAAGTAAAAGGTCAAATTAAAGAAGCAGTAAAAGATATTGCAAATACAATATTTAATACTGCAAGTATATCTATTACTGCCGCTGCTAAATCAGTTGTACCAAGTATACCTCAAATGGTACAAGAAATAACAGATGATTTAAGAGCAGGACCAGTAAATAGATTTTCTCAAGGTTTAGAAAAATTAGATAAACTACTAGATAATTTTGGTAGTGATATAAAAGATTATAGTGCAGAACTTGCTAACTTTGTAAAACAAAGAGAAGTTAGAATTACAAAATCAGAGAAGACAATAAGAGAATTAAGAGAAAATAATGTAAAAGCTGAAATTAATAATATGGGTGAAGTGATAATCTTATCAAAAGCACAAATAGAAACAAGAGAAAGACAATTAAAAGCAGCAGAGGATTTAATTAAAACAGAAAAAGATAAGATTGCTACTAATCAAAAATTAGTACAAGAAGAAACTGGTAACACAAAAGCCAGACGAGAAGCTATTATTAAATCACAAAACACAATTATAGAAAAAGAAAAAGAAAGAACAAAGTTATTAGATAGTCTTAATAAAAAAGAAGAACAAGATAGTGAAGCAGCACGAATGACAATTAGAGAACGTGCTAGTAATTTTGTCGAAGAATATGTACCAGATGGATTAAGAGATATTGGAAATACATTTATGGAAGGTTTGATGGCACCAATTAATGCTGTAAAAGATTTGGGTAGAATATTTGGAGGTTTATTAAAACCATTGAAATTATTACCTAAACTTTTGAAAGGATTTACAGTTGGTTTATTAGGCGCTCTTGCGACGATGGTACCATATTTACTTATTGCTGCTGCCGTAGTAGTTGCGATTATTGCTTTGAAAAAAGGATTTGATTTTCTAAAAGAAAACATTGATACTGTAAAAGAAAAGTTAAGTAATTTTGCTGATGCTGTAATGGAAATACCAACAAAAATTAAAAACTTCTTTACTGATATATTTGTGAAAATTAAGAATTTTTTTATAGATATGATAAATTCAGTTATAGAATTATTAAATGATAAATTAGGGTTTTTAGGAGTAGATATTCAAAAATTAGAAAAAGAACCTACTATTTCTGAACAAAAACAACAAGAAGCTGTATCTGCTATGAAAAGTGATGAGGCATATAGTGTACCAGAAACTCAAATTATTACTGCACCTGGAAGTAAAATCGTAAGTGAATCAAAATTACCATTTAATGTAAATAAAAAACCAGAGATGTTAACTCCACCAGTTGATGCATCTAATACAAATAATGCTACGATTGTAGATAATTCTGTTAAATCTAATATTCAAAATAATACAACAAATTCTGGTGGATTGAATGGAGTAAGAGATAATGAACTTGAAGTATTTAATAGAATGTTATCAAACGCATCTGCTTAATACGGTCCTAAATCTTTTTCAGTAATCAACTTAAACTCTGCGCCATTGTCTTCACAATAAGACTTTGCTGCTGTCCATTTCGCTTGATTTTTAATATACTCAAAACTATCACGCATAAATGCTCTAGTTTTCTTTTTAGGTGTCTTTGGCGGTTTACATTGACGAGATGGTTTAATTTCAATAAGAAACTTTTTACCTTTAGATGTTTTTACAATGAAGTCAGGATAGTATGAATGATATTTTTTATCAATCGGATTGTAATATCTTATGGATAATTCTTCACTTGCCCAATTGATTATATCAGGACTACGGTCACAGTGTAACATAAACTTACGCTCTAGTAGTGAACGATAGACTATTTTAGACGGGTCGCCAACGTATTTTTTAGGGTTAGATGGGCGATATAAACCTTTATATGACTTCTTCATTGTGTTATAAATATTATCATTACAAGGATATTTAGATGAGTTTTACAAATAAAGTTTCAAACATAATCAAACAAAGAATTGCAAGTAATCTAGTAAGTGGTTTCAATAATGCCATTAGTGGATTTGGTCAACCAAAAAAACTTGCTGCTAAACTGGCGAATAAATCACCATTGGACTTATCAAAAAGTCCTGTTTCACATATGGAACCAGTCAATAATAGTTTTTCATATGGAAGTGTATATTATCCACAAGAAACAAGTAATTTAGGTGATGGACATTATATCATATTTGATATTATAGAAAATAATAAAACACATTATGGTGGTGGCAGTGGTGCTGATCCTGGAAGTAGAAATGCAGCAAAAGCATATCCTAAATCTTTAGGTACAGTTGGTGAAAGAAAATTAGATCAAAGTAAAAGAGTTGATAGATTAAAGGCTCAAGGTTTTCAATCATCTAGTCAAGTAGTAAGAAGTCAACAAACAGGTGTAGCAACTTCATTTGATACACACAGCAGATTAGCGGATAGTATAATTTTATATACACCAACATCAGGTAACAAGTTCGATTACAAAGTAAATTATGAAAATATTGATACTGGTATTGCTGGATTAGCGGCCGGTTTATTAGATGGTAAAGATATAATTGCTGGGTTAAAAGGTATAGGTGGAAACTTTTTAGAGTCTATAACAAAATCAGCAATAGAAATAGCATTACCAGGATTTGGTGCTACTATTGATAAAGCTAGAGGAAGATCACAAAACCCCAACGCAGAATTAGTATTTAAAAGTGTTCCATTTAGAACATTTAGTTTTCCTTATGAGTTTGCACCAAAGAACGAAAAAGAAAAAGAAGATGTACAAAAGATATTATCAATGTTCAAGTTTCATATGATGCCAGAAAAATATAGTGAAGGTTATCTATCGGCGCCATCACAATTTCAAATAACATATATGTACAGAGATGGTGCAAATATGTACATACCTAAAATTAGTAGGTGTGCGTTAACAGATTTCTCTATTGATTACTCACCAGAAGGTGTGTTTACAACATTTAAAGGTGATGACAAAGGTGCGCCACCTGTATTAACAAAAGTTGATATGTCATTTACAGAGATGGAAATAATGACAAAAGAAACAATAGCAGAAGGATATTAATAAATGTATTTTTCTAAATTTGATAAAGGTTTTTACGACATTAAAGGTGACGGCAATCAAAAACTCGTTACTGATTTAATGACACGTGTAAAAGTAAGAGAAAAGATTTTAAATGAATCAATGTTATATGATACCTATGATGTACCTAGTGGAGAGAAACCAGAAGATACATCTTTTAAACATTTTGGTTCAAGTCAATATCATTGGGTAATTCTATTGACAAACAATATCACAGATAGATATTATGGATGGCCTTTGTCTTTCCAAGACTTTGAAACATATATCACAGACAAATATACTAATCCAGATGCTGTACATCATTATGAAATCACACAATCAAGTGGACCACAAACTGGAAGTGGACCAGATGATTACTCATATAAAATAGAAGTGAACAGTACAGAAGCTGGTGCACAATCAGTTTCAAATAGAGAATACGAACAAAGATTACAAGATGAGAAAAGGCAAATCAAATTATTAAATCCAAATTATTTACAAACATTTATAGAAGAATTTAATAGCTTAATAGGAAATTAAACAATGATTAATAATGATAGACCAGGCGCATTTGAGCTAGGTGATGTTAATTTAATTTCATACAGATCATTTGATGGAGCAGGAACTCCAAGACGATTAGACATTAGAAATCTTATTACAGAGTTTAATATATATGAAAGTATAGAAGGTAATTTTCTATCTGGTGATATGACATTATTAGATGCAACAAACGCCATACAAGAATTACCTATTACTGGATTTGAACGATTAGAGTTTTTCTTTAGAACACCAGGAACAACAAAAGGCTTTGACTTTTCTGTCAAATCTGGTCACCCTATGTTTGTTTATAGTCTAAAAAATAGACAACAAGCAAATCCAAGATCACAGGTATACACACTTAAATTCATATCGTTAGAAGCAATAAGAAATCATCAAACAAGAGTTACAAAAGCATTTTCAGGTAAGATAGATCAAATGGTTGTAGATATATGTAAACAATCATTAATTACAAAGAAAGACATATTAGTTGAAGAAACAAAAGGTGTTCATAAATTTGTATCACCAAGAGTTAAACCATTAAACTTTGTCGAAATGTTAAAAAAGAAATCAAGAGCATTACATTTTGAAAATAGTGGTTTTCATTTTTTTGAAACAGCTATGGGTTTCCAATTTAAATCGTATGAAGGACTATTTTGTAAAAAAGATGGTTCACCAAGAGATGTAAAAGCATATTACACACCAAAGATTAAGAATGTAATGGTGACTGGAGATAAAAACAAAGAGATATACGATTTACAATCAGTAGAGAACTTTAGAATACTCTCACAGTTTGACACATTAAATAATACAGCGAATGGTGTCTTTGCGTCAAGGATAATCACACACGATGCGTTTAATAAAACATTTGAAGAAGTGGACTTTGATTACAATATAGAATACGAAAAACAAAATCATTTAGAACAAGACGCCAAAGGAAACAAACGAAGTGATAATGGTATTCTGCCATACTTTAATTACGACCAAGGCGACACATTTGGGACAAAGAACGAAGGAACCATCTATTACCAATCACAAACAAGAAAAATACACAATGACTATGAATTACCAGAAAATAAAGAAATTGTACCAAAACGAGTATCACAACATCTCGCCATTAATAATCTAAAGATAGAGATTACCATACCAGGATCAACAGAATTAAACGCAGGTGATATAGTACATTTCTCATTACCCAAGTACGCAGAGGCAACCAGAGAAGACTTAAAAGACCAAGACATATATTTAACAGGACGATACTTAATATCCGCCGCTAGACACCACGTATCATCACTAAACAAAAGACATACTTTAGTATTAGAACTAATCAAAGATAGTTTTAATATTGGCTATCCAGACGAAGATACAGATTTATTTACAAATAATGAATTAGATACAGGAGAGATATATACATCTACAGAGGTTGACGACTATGTATAACCTCCGAAGAATCGCTGTAGAATCGCGGCTAGAGCGTGTAGGAACGACTATAAGCGGTGGCGATGAGAGGATATATAACTTTGTGTCAAAAAGACATAATTTAACAT